TAGCCGAGCCAGTAACCGCAATGACTAGCCGTCAAGTGCGCTTAGATTCTATCTATACGCAAGTTGTCCCAAGCACTCAGGTTGAGACGCCATTGATTCAGCGTGACCCAGTTAATCAGCAGCTAACACTCATTAAAAGCAGTGACGGCACGATACAGATTAATCAGACCGATACTATAGCGCCCAATACTAGCCTTAATCTGCCAAACGGTGTTTACGCAGGGACGCTATTAATTACAGTCAATGGTAAGACGCTGACTGATAGCGATGGCGAGCTTGTAGATAGCGCTCAGGTGGCGTATGGCTCTATCAAGTATGACTTAGGGCAAATCACTTGGTACGACAATGCCAATTGGGGCAGCAAGCAAGTGACCGGCTCATATAAACCCGCTAGTGCTGTTACCCGAGTGGCGCAGACGGATTATCAGATAGTTGATGATAACGCAGGGTACAACTTTGTGCGTGAGCTAGGCGCTGAGCCAGTATCGGGCAGCGTGACGGTCACGTATCAGGTCAATGGCAGGGCTTATGTTGTGCATGATGACGGCCGTAATAATCTAGTAGATTCAAGCGGCAATGGCCGTGGCACGATTCGTGGTAAAACCGTGCTGCTATCGACCGAGGCTATACCCGATGCAGGTAGTCATATCATCTATACGTTCGGTGTTGACCTTGGCACGACTAAGTATGAGCCGCAAGCGCTTGCACCTGCCCATCATGTATTACCGCTAGATGGTCAGCCTGTGGGTGACATTACAATTACATGGGGTAGTGGCAGAACAGCTACAGTATCAAGCGGTGTGATTACGGGTGACGCAACAGGCAAGCTTGTTGGCAATGAGTTGCAGTTTGCGCCTAAGACTACGCTAGCGACCGGCACAGAAATCACACTAAGCTATAACGCTCTACTGTCAGAATCTACAAAGGTTGTAACAGGGGCGGCAACGGTCAACGGTAGTGGTAATCTAGTCGTATCAGCTACCACTACAGATACATTTATTGGTGGATTTGTTGAGGTGTACTCAGAGAGTAATATGCTCAAGCTAGAGTTTGACGGCTTAAATGTGACCAGCGCCAAGTCCTATGCTCAATACTCAAGAGGTACTCCGGGCTTTGGCGATGGTGATTTCAGCTATCTTATCGACCCAACTTATACAGTAAGTATTGTCAGTCAGTCGGTCGATGCTACTGGTAAAACAATCAATGCTGAAATATCAGTGACTAAGCAAGTATCGGGTGTAGATGTACTAGCTCGACCCGGTGTGTCACCTGTATTTAAGCCGTGGGTTAAGACGGTCAATCGTCAATTTAGGAATCCTACGGTATCAGGATTAGCTCGCACAAACACAGCTACCGAAGCAAAAACACCTAAGTTTACACCAAGCGCCATGTATCTTGAGCTGCCAAAAACGGTTGATGCCCCAATATTGCCAGGCTCGCTAAATGCGACTGTATTTACAAGTGCTATCACTGACAAGTCAGGCGCTATTTTTAGCGGCAAGAATCAGGTAGGTACTATCGACTATCAGGGCGGAGTGGTTGCGCTCACAAGTTGGGCTGCGAGTATGGGCAACAGCACGAGCTTGCAATCAATGACGCGCGAAAACGACCCTGTACCGCTTGCTAATATCATTTTTAGAACACCAGTAGCGCCCATCAAAAAGGCATCGCTACAGATTAGTTGTACGCTTGCTGATGGCACTAACTTGAGTTTATCGACTGACGCTCAAGGAAATATCACAGGTAGCAAGTACGCACACGGTACGGTTGATTTTAAGACGGGTGTTGCGGCACTTTATTTTTACGAGAAGCTAGGCGTTACTGCCAACCCTGATGTGGTCAATCAGCCTTGGTATGACGCTGCTAATATCTATGCAGATGGTGGCACAAACTACATCAATAAACCTTACTACGTGCAGCCTGATAGTGTGCGTTACAACGCCATTGCTTACAGCTACTTGCCGCTTGATAAAGAGCTTATTGGACTTGATCCGGTGCGCCTGCCTACAGATGGTCGTGTGCCGTTTGTGCGCAAAGGTGACAGTATCGCTATCACTGAGCTTAAGACGATGGAGCTGCCAACCAATGCACCTAACGATGCTTTTGACTTAGGCTTTGAGCGCTTGTCTGATGTGAGCGTTGTTGATAGTGAGGGCGTAAAAGTTAGCTATGAGTATCTGAATGTCGATTTAGATGCGGGCACTTTGCAGCTTAACGATATGTTTGATATGTCAGGCTATACAGCGCCACTCACGGCTAAATATCGCATTATGGATATTGCGTTAGTCGTTGAGACCGATATATCAGGTCGCGTGACGCTATCAACGCCTATCACTCATGACTACAGCACTCAAGCAGTCTTTAGCTCAATGCTATTGGCAGGTGACTTGCAAGCACGGGCGTATAACGTGTTTAGTCAGCAGTCATGGGGCGGTGTTTTTAGCAATACACTCATTGGCAATAAAGCTACCTCGCAATTGCAAATCACTAACAATCCTATTGTAGTGACTAACCGTGACGCAATCGAGGAGCGCTGGGCGCTAGTTTTTACCAGTGCAACAGCGTTTAAAATTATCGGTGAGACAGTGGGTGAGATTGACACAGGGTCAACATTAACAACCACCAGCCCTACCAATCCCATGACAAGCGAGCCGTACTTTACGATACCGCAAGGCGCATGGGGCAGCGGTTGGGCGGCTAATAATGTGGTCAGGATAAACACGGGCGCAGCTAAATATCCAGTGTGGATTGGTAATGCGATTCAGCAACACCAAGGCTCGAGCAAAGATAACTATGATTTTACAATTGGCTATCATGCCAACATTGATAGAGATAGAGGTGAGTAATGCTATTAACTGATGATGCAAAAAACGCCATGCTGCAAGGCTTGGCGGATAAGCTGAATGTAGGCACAAACTCCCAGCTATCAATCTATGTTGGCGCAACTTTGGCAGTTGAGTTAACGCTGCCAAACCCTGTTGAGCTGAGCATAACGGGCGGTATTTTAACTTTCAAAGTGCCTCCACAGGCTTTGGCGGTGGCATCGGGTGTGCCAACTACAGCAAAATTAATCAACTCATCAGGCGTCTTGCTTGCTGAGTTTGATGCTGCGCTTATCACGCTTGATAAAGATAAGATCTACCAAGGCGGCTATGTGGGCGTTACGTCAATTAAATTTAGTATTTAGAGGTTGCTATGAGCGCGATAACAGGACGGGCGAAAAAGTATGACGGCTCAAAAATTGACTATGTTTTGCTTTTTGACTGGGAAACTGGGAACTGCATCGGCAAGGCTATCCCTGATGCATCTGGACTTTGGAGTTTCCCATACTCTAATACAATCAAGGTTGGCATTACATATGTGGCTGACGGCTGCGAGCCTATCACGCATGGCGCATATGACTTTGTAGTTAGTTGGAGTCCGAAGCTCATTGAGCCTAAGCTATACCTCGATACGGATTCGGCTGAATGGTCAGGCGGTACAGGTAGCGATATAACCGCATGGCATGACTTGTCAGGCAATCAATCTGATTTCCTGCGCACTGGGTCAGTGACTAGGACAGAAGATGACGGACTATCAATATTGTCAGGCAATAATTGCTTGTATAACAACACTGATAAAGCCAAGCGTATGCTATCAGGCGTTGGCAAGGCATGGTTGTTCATGGTTGTTAAGCCAAAAATTGATAATACAACTTTTTTCCATGTTACTGATACATCTGGTCAAAGGTATCAGGCAAGATTGGCTATCCAATTTTTAAACAATAAATTTGTATCATTAAGCTCTAAAAACAGCCGAACAACTGCAAACGATAACTTTTCATCAAGCAGCACGATAGCCGCAGATAGTTACTATATGATTTTGCTAGAGCATGAGTGGTCAACGGGGCGCGTTGCTTGGCATATTAACGGTGCTGTTGATAGAGATGTGGCTAGTCACTTGCAGGGGTCGAGCATCGGTACTACTGATTCGACTGAGGCTGATAACAGTGTTTTCTTAGGTCAGTACGCAAGCTCAGACAGTAGCGCAGCTCATGAGCAAAAGATGCTAGTGTTGGGCACTAATGAGACGCTTACGCAAGATAACATCGACAAGCTCTTTGGTTACGCAGCGCATAAACATGGCTTAACTGACAAACTGCCATCTGGTCATCCTTACAAGACAGTCGCGCCAACATAATTAGAGGTACTCATGGCTTACGTACCTCCTGATTTAGCACTTGATGTCGTCTTGCTTGAGCAATTAGCAGCACCAAACTTGCCTCTCGATGTCACTCTATGCGAGCCGATTGCTATTGATAGCAACGTCAGCATTGATGCTGTAGTCATTGTAACTGCATCGGTTGTGCTAACTGCTGCTGGTCATGGCGATGTTGGCGAAGTGATATTGCTTGAGCAGTTGTCACCTGCACCATTACCACTTGATGTTGTGATGTGCTCGCCCATCAATGTTGATGTTAGTGTCAGTATCGATGCTCAGATTGGTGTTAGTGCGTCTATCGAGCTGGCAGCAACCGAATTTGTTGTTGGTGTAAGTATTGATGCAGTGCCACCACTAAGCCCCAATATTACGGTTGATGCTTATTACGATAGCAACGTCTTTAGGGGCTTAATCGCTGACGTATCAAGCGATATGCAGGACTGCAAGCTACAAGGCATTGATAAGCGGGGCAGCTTTGAGAATAACGAGGTTTTAACTCATGATGTCAGCGCAGATTGGCAGCAATCAAGACTGACTGGCACAGACAGACAAGCTCAGTTTGAGGCTAATATCAAGCTAACGACAAGCGATCAGATTTTATCCGAGACTGCAAAGCGCATTAGTGATAGCAGCGCCCATCAGGGTGAGCACAGTGAGCTAATTGGTCAGTCAAAAGCACTGCTCAATGAGACAGCTAAAAAGGTTAGTCATAGCAACTGGTACGGCTTTGAAGCAATGCTTGCGCGTCAAACTGAGCGCAAGGTACAAGGCGAATACAGCTACCTCGATGCAATCATGCGCCATACGTCTAGCGACTATAATCGCCTAGTCGGCTATCGATACAGCAATCTTATAGAGACGGCAAAGCTACCGTCTTGGTTTACGGGCTATTTGCCGCCTCCGCTTTGGCAGACAGTAATACTAAGAGAGCAATTAGCAGCACCTACGCTACCGCTTAACGTTGTATTGTGCGGACCCAAAAGTCAGTCGCCACGCATCAAGCTATCAATAGCAAAAAGTGCTGTTAATGTTTACGGCTATTTAGTATTAACAGCTAAAGAAGATGACGGTACAAATCCCCAACCATCGACAGGAGTTATATTTGTGACAAACAGCGTGGCTCTAAATCGGTCAGATGATGGGCGTGAGATTAAGTTATTTAGCTTTAATGTAGGCATTGATACCAATAGTTATTGCTGGTCATTTAGCGCAAATGTGCCGCTGTCTGAGCTGCCAAAAGTCAATACCGCTATCGAGCAACGTATTGGCGTTGAGCTGACTGTAAACGGCAATCTGTGGCGATTTATCTTAGATGGCTGTGATGACAACATAGCATTTGGTAGCAGCACATTGACTATCAAGGGCAAGTCAAAAGCGATGCTTTTAGCGCACCCATACGCAAAGCAGCGTGGCTTTAAATACGATACCCTTATGTCAGCACGTCAGATAGCTGAGGACGAGCTTAATCGCTCTGGTGTGCCGTCAGGCTTTACGCTGGACTGGCAACTGGTCGGTGAGAACGGTTGGCAGATCCCTGCTAATACCTACAGCTACACTGGCAGAACACCCATCAATAGTTTGCAGTGGGTAGCAGAAGCGGCAGGTGGCTTCATCAATGCTGATATGAGTGCTGATATTATCCATGTGCTTGAGCGTTATCCTATCCCTAGTTGGGAGTGGTCAGCGCAAACGCCATTGCTGACATTGCCACAATCGCTTATCACCAGCCGCAGCCGTAGCAGAGTAAACAAACCCGCTTACAATGGTGTGCAGGTGTGGGGCGAGCGTGAGGGTAGCGTAGGCGCTCTAATATATCGCACAGGTACAAGTGGGGGTTATCAGCCGCCAATGGTCACTAGCGACATGATAACAGACAATAGCGTTGCTCGAAGTCGAGGCATCTCAATACTCAGTGACACGGGCGATATTGGTAATATCGGTATCACAATGCCGCTGCACAGTGACTTTGGGGTGTTGAAGCCATCTACACTAATCGGTGTTGATGATGGCGAGCAGTGGGTTGGCATGGTGAGAGGTACTAGCATCAGCGGCAAACTTGGCAGCAATCAGTCACTAGAGATTGAGCAAACGCTTGATGTTGAGCGTCACTTTGACAAGGAGCTTGTCTAATGGGTAGTGGTAATTTATGGATGCTATTTAAAAACGCTACTGAGCAATCAGCGCAGCAAATAGCGACTGTGCTTGCACGCAATGGCAATAGCTACGATGTGCAAGCGCTGAGCGGCGGCAGCATATCAATAGCGACCAGTGGACAAGTTTACGAGGTGGGCGCTAAAGTGTTTGTTAGAGACAATATAATTACAGGGCAGGCACCTGACCTACCTTACACGGAGATTGAAGTATGACTGACATTAAAGATGATAGCACCACTAGCATTGAAGTAGCGGGTGAGGTCATTGAGATTAAGCGGGTTAAGATGCGTGACTTGACCGAAGTTACAAGGGCGTTTCAACCGTTTGTTAAAGAGTTTGAGCGCATCGTAAAAGCTAATAACTCGATTGCTAATAGTGATCTGTTGGCACTGGTCGGCAACTTTGCAGACGAGACTGTGATGCTTGCTACCGTGCTAACTAATAAGCCTGGCGAATTTTACCGAGAGCTTGAGCCGTTGGAATTTTTAAAGGTCATGCAGGCATTGGTCAGCCATTCAGGCGATTTTTTTTTGACACAGATTTTCACGCCCCTAATAAGTCTGGGCGAGCAACTAAGTACACTTGGTATGACAGCTTACTCAAGTTCGCAAAGATAGGATTTAGTGCCACCGATATAGAGGATATGTTTTTTGGTACATGGCGAGGCTATCAACAAGCTATGAGCCGTGAGCGCTCAGACAATCTAAAAGATATGGCGATTGCATTTAGAGCAGCGCAGGCAGATAAAAAAGGTTGGAAGGAGTTTATGGACAGCTAGCTATTGCTGAATTGTTGCAAATGGGCTAAAGTTGGGTTAAAACAAATTACACAACAAGGCGTTGATATGGCTAGCAAAGTAGAACAAAAGATGATGGTCTGTCCTAACGAGGGGCGACCAACTCTCCATTATCGCAATACTAAGCAGATGAGTTGGCTTGTGCATCTAGTGCTGATACTAATCTCAGGCGGCTTGTGGCTTATTATATGGGCAATGATTGCTCTATATCATGCCTTTACTAAGCCCATCGGTGGCAAGTGGCACTGCTCACAATGCGGACTGGGGGTTTAGTGGTGATTATTAGATATTCTCTTGTTGTTGCGCTCGCGCTTACTTAGATATTCTCTTGTTGTTGCGCTCGCGCTTACTTTGACAGCTTGTGGTGGTGGTTTTGATGACATGGATGCCGCTAGACCAGGTGGTGGTATAGGCAGTACGGTAACAAAGCCGAACACTCCCAATCCTAATGTGAAATCTCTTTGGAAGTACAGTGAGGTGAACACCTCCCGGTACGCCAAAATCCAATCGCTGAATACGGTATCTACTGGCAATCCTTACAATGATGCAGTAATGCACTTGGATATCGAGAAATACAAAGACCTTTCGGGCGTAGTTACGGAGCGGCTTACGATATTTGTGATTGCTGCTGATACAGCTTGCGATGTTTCGTGCCAGTTGAGATACAAGAAAAACGGCAGTCTTAGCAATGTTTATACTGTGCGTGAAACCAGTGAGGGCGTCTTAAGCAAAAACAGCTTTGCCTCCGGTGATATGGAGAAGCTAATAAAAGCCTTCAAGATATCTGGTCAAGCATCTATCACTCTACCGTTGGTCGGTCTTGGTGATACAGAATTTTTCTTTGATTTTACTGGCTATGACAACAACTGGATGAAACTATAGCCCAATAACTGCTCTTTAATTAATAACACCAAGCCGCCTCGTAAGGGCGGTTTTTTATAACCAAAATAAGGTACCGGCCATGACGATTACGCCCAAACAACTTGCCCTAGTAGCTGCGCCAATAACCAATGAGCATTATCCCAAAACCTTCGCGGCATGGGGCAGTGAGTGGGTCGAGAAAATCAATAAGCTATCGGCACAAGCTACCTTGCTGGTCGATAGACACGTCAAAGATGATGCGGTGGCATATGTCGGCCTATCGGAGAATAAAAGCAAGGTTGGCAAAAAGCCGGTGGTCTTTGTTGATACCGATTGCTTTAAGCGTTACTACATCGGCGAACGTCACATTAAGAATGGCAAACTGCCCAAGCCTGTAAAGATTTAGCGATGATCAGTAATGCCCTTTTAGCTGTCTGAATTGGCGTTAAGCACTTATAAAATAAAGACTCAGCACTATGATCAATGGCCCCTATTTGGGGCTTTTTTATTGCCCAAAATTTGAGGTGGCCAATGTCCAACCATTTAGATTTTAGCGTCAGATTGCAGATGCTGACCGACTCGTTTAACCAAAATGCACGCGAGGCAGGCGATAGATTTGCACAGATGACACGATCAATTCAGCAGCGTGTCACCGAAATGAACGCTGACACTTTAAGAGCCACTGACTTACTGGGTCAGCTTGGCAGCTCAGGCGCAGGCAATTTAACGGCTGACATTGAGCGAGCAGCGCTAGAGCTTAGGCGTATGGGTTCAGGCGCCCAGCTAACACAGTCGCAGATTGACACAGCAATGAGTCAAGCGGCTTTGCACACGTCACGACTAGCACAGCAGCTACGAGTAGCTAGAGATGAGGCGGAGCGACTTGGCAACACTGACGCATCGCCAGATGATATTGAGCGAGCCACTGCTGAGATTAACCGCTTAGAGACTGAGCTACAGCAAGCGTCACGGGCAAGTAATACCCTGGCTGATGAGATGGCTAGGGCAATGAATAGAGCATCAGACACGGCAGATGGCGCACGTAATGCTATTTACCGCATGACTCAGCTCAGGATGCCTAATGACATTCGCACTGAGGTCGACCAGCTAAGAGCAGCCGTTACCGATTTTCAGCAAAATAGCGGTGCGCCTGCTAGTGAGATTGAACGAGTCACAAGGGCAGCCACTGAGCAGATTGATAGATTAGAGCGTGAGCTTAACGGTCTTGATAACCAAGTGGATAACACGACAGAGGGCACTAAGAAGTTTAGCGGTGGTGTTGCCGGTGTTAAAAACGCTATTGGTAGCTTGCAAGGCATCTTGGCAGCTGCCGGCCTTGGTATCGGGATTGCTGAAATCATTGAAACATCAGATGCTTTTAAGACGTTAGAGGCTCGAATCAAACTGGCAACAGGTGAGGGCGCAGCATTTGAGCAAGGCTTTGCCGCGGTTAAAGAGATTGCTAACGAGACGTTTAGTAGCGTTGAAAGCACTGGTGAATTGTTTGCTCGAATCAGTCAAGCATCAGAATCGCTAGGATTGGCGCAAAGCGAAGTGCTAGAAGTCACTCGTACGATTAACCAAGCAATCAAGCTATCAGGCGGTAGTGCGTCCGCTGCTGATGCTGCAATCACCCAATTAGTACAGGGCCTCCAAAGTGGCGTGGTCAGGGGCGATGAATTTAACTCAATCATGGAGCAGTCACCAAGGCTATCGCAAGCAATGGCTGATGGCTTAGGCGTCACCAAGGGTGAGCTTAGAGCGATGGCGATGGAGGGGCAATTAACGTCCGAGGTCGTTATTAAAGCGGTGCAGTCACAAGCGGCAACTATTACAGGGGAGTTTGCGACACTACCAACCACGGTGGGCGACTCGCTGCAAGTGCTCAAAAATAAGATGTTTGACTTTGTTGGCACAATGGACAAATCGGTCAATCAGTCGTCAAAGCTCTCTGACGCTATCAATATGGTTAGTGAAGCGCTGGACGATATGGACCCTGGTACAGTAGAGGCAGTTAATGAAATATTTAATCAGCTAATCAACACGCTTGGAACTGTAGGCGGCATTATTGCAGGTCTTTATGAAAACTTGAACGGCTGGATTGCAGCACTAACCGGCAGTGTCGAAAGCACCGGTGAAAAAGTTGGGTTTTTAACTCGTACCATCCAAGGCGTCAGCATTGCTTTAGGCGTCGTCAATGATGCGCTGTCAGCCGTAAGCATTGCTTTTAATCTAGTTTACGGTGTTAGCACTAAGTGGCTATCAGCTATCGCTAACGGCTTGGCAGCATTGTCATTTGGTGATTTGTCAGACAGTTTGTCAGCCTTATCCAAAAGACTGGAAACGGAATCAGTAAGGGCGTTTGGTGCGGCTGAGGAAGCGGCCATGAATTTCAAGTCAGCAGCGGTAACAGCCTTAGATGAAGCAGCTAAGACGAACCAGCAGCGACTCAGTGAGATGGCTGAGACAGCTATGGCCAAATATAAAGAGATGAGTGAAAGCGGCAAAGCATCAGCCGAAGCATTAGAGGGTGCGTTTGTCCGTATGGCTCAGGCTCAGGTTAAGGCACACGGTCAAAATGCTTTAGCAGCACTACAGGCTATCGGTGCCGAGCAAGGCCTTAAAGTCGCTATCGACGATACCGGCAAGGCCATCGTTGATAAGATGAACGATGACGAGCTTGCTGCATCATCAATCACTGCTAATGCCAAGAAAATCGATGCAGCTTACAACAAGTTAGCTGAAACAGTGGGTGTAGGGCTGACAGCTGGCTATCGTGAGGCTAAAGCGGCCGTCATGGAGCTATCCGGCAACTTTGAAGTGCTGACAGACTCAGGTTATGACGCAGGTGAAGTCATGGTGGGCGCACTACAAGGCATGATTAAGAATGCTAAAAACACCACTGAGCTGCAAGACTTAATCGTTATGTGGAATGACTTAGGTGAGCAGGGACAATTAACAGGCGAGGACTTGGCAGCAGGTCTTGACCTAGCTAATGAGCGCTTAGATGCGTTGACCGAGGGCGTCAACTCAGTTAACGAGGCTTACAAGCTATTAGGTCTTACAACCCGTCAAGAGGCAGCCAAGCAAGCAGCTGCTTACTCAGAAGCCTACGGCATGATTGTCAAAGACGGCGAGGCAACATCAGGGCAGCTAACTGAAGCTTTTAAAAAGACAGCTCGAGCGCAGATCGCAGCCAATGGTGACATCATCGATGCCAACACAAAGGCTCAGGCGGCGCAGCGTGGGCTAACAGTAACGATTGACGAAACAGGCCGTGTGTCGTTCCAAGCGATGGACAAAGCAGCAAAGGCGACTGATGCTGTAAAGCCGCCCATTGATAGAGCATCCACTAGCTTTGGCGGTCTTGGCAACTCTGCGAGTGCCGCTGGCAACAACATGAAAGGCGCAGCAGACAAGGCTTACAAGGCTTACGACAAGCTGCAAACCAAGCTTGAGGACTTGAAGATAGCTCAAGACGCTTTAGCTGAAAAACGTCAGCAAGCACTAGCCCCAGACCAAGGCAATCAGTTTGGTACTCGCCAAGGCGTAGAGGGGTTTTTAAAATCAGCCGGACTAAGCGAAGCTCAAGCTGCTGAGCAAGCTCGCAAGCTTTACGCTAAATCTGGGCAGCAAGATGGGGCGCTCAATTTTGGCAAATTACAGGGGTTTCAGGATGGTCAGATGATGACCACTCGTGACATGCAAAACTTTAAGAGTGCTAGCCAGTTTTTGTACGATATTGCTCGAGATGCCAAAAAGAACGAAAAGAAAGAAAGCGGCGGCTCTTATGATGACGGCAGTGGCGGCAAGGAGAGCAAGGAGAGCAAGAATGCGCCGCCCACGGATTATACTTACGATACAAGTAAGTACGATTCTGAAATTAAAAAGATGTACAAAAAATCTTATGAAAAAGCTATTGAGGCTCTCGAGGAGGCGTCCGCAAAGGGAGGGGATTTATCAAAGTATCAGTCCGATGTACGCCGTGCTGCTGATTTATATGCTAGCGCTGGCGGCAAGATAGCTGATAACGCTCAGTCTAACAGCCCATCAGCGGAGGAAAAACGCCAAGCTCAACTGCTTTATAAAGACAGGCTGGAGAAGCTTTTAGCAGCTCAAGATAGTGGTGCGTCCGCCCAAGCTCTATCCGACCTCACAAAAATGGTCGAGGTTGCCGCAGACCAGTATAAAAGCTATGGAGTGATAACCCAGAATCTGGAGAAGTCGTCGCTTGATTGGGCCGCTCAAAGCATGGGAGCTAATCTGCCAAAAGCCCCAGAGCAAGCACCGTCTAAGACCGTAAGGATTGAGATTAAGCAAGGCAGTAAAACGATTACTGCTGACGTACCAGCAGGGCAAGAGAATGACTGGACCGAGTTTGCAAGACAGCTTGGTGAATCACGATCAGTAGCGGGATATTAATTACAGCCACCCTAGCGGTGGTTTTTTTACGCACAAAGCAAAACCCCCAAGGGCAGCAACCTTTGGGGGTTTTTGTATTCACACCTAACAGCACTTAGGAGTAAATCATAGATGAATGATAAACGTTTTGCATTAAAATTACTAGGAGTGTTTATGATTGAGATAAACAACGTGACACCCGAAAAGATTATAAAGATATTGTGGCAGGTCGCCATAATCTTAGGTCTATTTATATTTCTTTGGCGTCTGCCGATTCTTATCACTGCTATTAGATGGTGGTGATAATAAGTCATAGTTTTAAACACAGCCCTCGTAATGAGGGTTTTTTTGTACCAAAAATTTAAGGAGGGTATATGCCCGAGCGATACTTTGCCGCTGCTTACGTCGCTAAATGCCTAATGCTCTCTAGCATTGGCACGGCTATGACGTTAGCAGGGGCTGCTGTTACCGCAGCACAATCAGAGAGCTTGTGGTCGCAGCTTAATAAGACCCAGATATACATGGGCCTACAAATTCCGCTGTGGTGGTTTTTAGTTGCCTGTGTCCTGCTGTCATTTTTAGGCGCATTTTGGTCGCTGACGACTGATACATTACGTGGCAAAGGCTCAGTCACTGGCAAGATTCTGACGGCCACAACCGTTGGTCTTGTTGGCTCATTTATTATTACTCCTGCTGCCACAGAGACGCCCAACATGATTGTAATGATGGTTGTCTCATTGCTAGGCAGCTATGCGGGCACTGTTTTGCTGTATCTGACGGCTCGATTGCTTAACGACCAACAACTGCTCGATGATGTGTCAGATGCGACAAAAAGCAGCTTGGTAAATGCGCTTAAGTGGGTGCTTAGCAAGCTGCCAGGGGGTGCGTCATGAA